GTCAGTCAGGGCGGACTTGAGTGAGTCTAGTATGGGCATCACTTCACCTCCACATACAAGCCCTTGCTGCTGCCGATGGCTCGCGCCCGCTTGTTCCCGTCACGAACTCCGATTTTCCCCATCCCATTAGTGTGTTTCGCCCCTATAACGAATCCTGTATTGTTCACAGACCTCACAAATACCTTGTGGACGGCTACGACATTGATGTTGGTAGATAGGGATACCTCTGCTACTTCCACCACCTTGCCCGCTAGTTCATCAAGCGGTGCTGAGTTTCCTGATACAGCCTGTAAGTCAGAGAGGATTCCTTCTATGCCTTTGTCATACTGAGCGATAATGAAGTCACTCTTGAGATTCGTATAGTCGTGAGTAGCCTCAAACACCATGTATTCTCCACGGAGGCCATGGTTGGGGAGATTAATGTTGACAATTTCTCCGGGTTGTATCATGGATGCTTTGATTGCGCCCTTGATATGGATGAGTGGCGCACCGTTCTCTGCCCTTGCTAGTATTGATTTGGCTAGTTTGAGTGCTTCGTTGTTGGTCTTGAGTCCGGGTATCTCTTGCCTCAATGTCCTGACTAAGTTGCTAGAAGCACCCTTGCTGGCCTCGTTCTTCATGCGTTCCAAGTCCTTGACGACTACGAACACCTTCTCGTTCCGAGCGAGTTCATCACCGACGATTACTATCTCGTTAGGAGAGTCGTACATCTTGCTGGCAGACACGCTGTTGATTGCACTACCGACACCGAAGGTCATGCCTCTATTGATGAACGTGTTAGAAGAGTAAATCATTGAGCCATCCTTCTCATTGATTAGTTGCTTGCCGTCTATCTGTGTCAGGTTTCTGATTATCTCCATGACGTTCAGGCCCCTCGTCTTACGAGCGGTGAATATCGCTGAGTGGTCGGAGACTAAGCGGAGGGAGGGGTGGGCGTCGAGGGTGGAGGACACCTCCCTGTCCTTGCCTAGCAAGGCACTCGTCGGCGTCACGTTGAAGCCCGCTAGATCCGAACCGGAGTCGTTCAGTAGCATGAGAGCGGCATCGCTAGTCCTCACACCGATGTAACCAGTCTGTCCCATCAGCACGGGGCCTTGTGTCATACCGAAGTCAGTCAGGCTGTCGGCGTCTATGTTCCTGAACAGCAGGAATGTGGATAACTCGTCCTTCTCCACTCCCGCTATCCTGAGTGGTGTGTTCTGGGAGTCGAAGAGATATGGTGGGAAGTAGGAGTCAGATATTTCCTTGCCGTCGAACCTGATTGCTGTTATCGAGGGAGAGGATGTGGATATGAGGGCAGAGGTCTTACCATTGTCGATGACTATCGGTCGTTGGTTAATCATCATGAAGTCAGTTGGATCGTACTCTAACAGCCCCCTGTATCCTAGTGTGGTCTGCTTGACCGCGCTGTTGGTGACATCGAATCTATTCCATATGGCAGAGGCTTGCTTTGCTAGTGTGATTGTGTTGTCTATGTATGTGGGCGATACCAGATGAGGTATGGTGAGGGGTCTGATGTCAGAGAGTGCCGATGGGCTAGTGAGAGTGGTGTATCTGAGTATCTGTCCCGTCAAATCAGAAACTCCTGTGCTATTGGTTATCCCTGTGAGTTTATTCTTCGTCTTGCCCGTATATACCACCTTACCCTTGCCGACTATGAAGAGGGTTCCAGCAGAAGGTAGCATGGATGCATCCTCAAGGAACACGTTGTTGTTGGAACCAGCGTGTTTCGTTACTTTGAACTGAGGGTATATCCTCATCGAGGAATCCATGTGAGTGTGAGTCACGGCATCAGGGGTCGTCTGCTTAACGAAGTCCCCGCTAATGCCTGTTCCTACTGCGTTGTAGCGAGTCTCCGATTGGTTGAGGCTCTCACCCCCACCGGGGTGTGTCGTCTGCGAGTATCGTGCTTCTATCTCTGGGTTGAATTGTCCATCGACAGTCTTGCGAACCGCATCCGACTTGAAGAATTGGAGCATGGATGCGCTAGGCAGCAGGTGGAACACGGTATCATGCTCGTTAGCATCGGGCCATGTCATCTCAAACACACCCTCTGCCGTACTAATCAAATCCAATGAGCCAAGTGTCTTCTCCATGTCTGCCTCAAAGACCCCGTATCTATTGTCTCTGGTGAAAGCCTGATACTCAAGGTCAGCATCACCATACGATGACCTAGCACCCATCAACCAACCATCCTGTTGGAGAGTCGATGCGAAGCCAAACAGTTTGAGTGGCCTCACAGGTCGAACGAAGTAGTCAATGGACTTGCGTCGCTGGTTGGATGTAGTAGCATTCCCGTCTGTCCCGTATATGTCAGTAGTCAGAGTCCCTTCCTCTGTGCGATTCAGATACGTCTTCCTCAAGATGTACGTCCCACCCCACGGTGGAAGATCCCCGCACCCTCGCACCGCCCAATAGTCCATTCCATGGCTGTCTGGTGTTGTGAGGACTGGTGGGTTGTTGGGTAAAGCGACTGTTGCCAACACCACTCCACTCGATCCACTACCACTCATCGTTACGGTCGGTGCGGTGGTGTAGCCCGAACCACCTGCGCTTATGCTCACCGATACCAACGGCCCTGTCGAACCCAATACTGCCGTCACCGCATTTGCCGAACCCGTCAGATGCGTGGTAGGCACGGTCATAGTTGGCACGGATGTGTAGCCCGACCCACCATTAGTGACGTTGATGTCCGTTAGTGTCCTCGTAGCAGTATGGCTTGCTAACGAGGCCGTCAGCGATTCTCCTGACCCTCCTGAAGCAGAGACAGATGGTGCGGAGGTATATCCATCTCCTTGATTATTGACCGCGATTGATACTATCTTGCCATTGGTTGTCGCCGCACTTATGTCTGCTATGACACCTGATGCAGAAGCAAAGGTAAGCGTTCCACCAAGAGCATAATTTGTTTCACCGTTTAACGTCAACGATACTGTTTTTGTCCCTCCTGATGTGAACCCTACACCTACATTGGTTATGTTGTAGCCATTCGATCCTGAACGAATGTAGTATTTGCTACCCACTCTTTCATAACCTATCTTGACAGTCGCAGGTGTCTGTGCGGCAGGGCCACTCTGACCGACTGTCATGACAAGGGTGCTGGTACTTTTCGATTGTGAATTTGGATTCAAATCGAAGACGGTTGCACCACTTGAGAATGTGAAAGCACGGATATGACTGGAAGAACTCACCACAAAGAAGTGCGCTCCTACGCTTCCGGTTGTATTCTTGCTAGAGTAATTGACAACACAAGTAGAAGTGCTGTCTTGCAGATATAGCACTCCCGATGAAGGCCAATCGGTTATGTCTTCATTGACGAACAAATTTGTCGAAAGTACGAACGCCGGAAAACCTGACACAGTTGAGTGGCTGCCATCCAAAGTCAGAGAATTCACGGTTCCGACTAGACTTATCTCATGTTCCTCGGAACTTGCGTTAGCGATTGACACGCCGAATCCAATCGTTGCGGTAGCGGTGGCTTGGGTTGAATTGTGACTCGCATTTGGTGAGCCTATCGTGAGGCTGACTGTGTTTGAATTGAAGCCCGACCCCCCATCACCAATTGAGATAGTGTTGCTGATTGGCTTGCCATCGTTAGACAAGACGTATGATGCAGCCGCGCCTGAACCACCACCACCTGAGATTGAAACTCCTGTGAGTGTCTGCGTATTGCCTCCGCTATATTGTCCTACGCCGCTTGCTATGTCCCCATCTGCAACTGTCGTAGAAGTGGTGTATGTCCCTGAGAACCCTGTCCCTCCGCCGCCGCCTGAGAAGCCTAGTGTCCCGCTTGGGAATGCATAGCCCGATCCTGCGTTAGAAATAGATAGGGCTGTGACCGCTGCTCCTCCATCGCCCTTGTCATCCTTAGTATCAGGACTCCACTTGGGTAATGCATAAGGGTCATTAATTGTCTGACTGATTGGGCTTCCAGCATTTACGGTCATGTTATGTGTAGTAAGTTTGGAGTTTGAAACCCATGAGGGTAAGACGGGGAAATGCTGACCTACAATTAAATCGCTATGTAGGGATGCAGCCTTTGTCGATGTTATCAGATACTCTATGTTCTGGTTGTCCTGTCGTTCGTTTTCGGTCTGTATAACGAATCCTAAACGTGGTTCTGTGCGTGATTGCACTTGTCTGTGGTCGCTTATCTCTGAGAGGGGTATGGCTAGGATAGAGTTGATTGTAGCGTTAGTGTGCGTTCCAATCCCCCATCCGGTGGTCGGATAATGGACGTTGGATGTGTTAGAATGGTCAATAGCAGACGGATTCGTGTGTAAGGCGTTGCCTCTCAAGTGATGGAAACCTCCGCTTACACCGTATTGAGTAGAACTAACAGCAGAGGGTGATGTAGATTGAGCATAGGTGTTGGAGCCTGTGTATTGTGTCAAATCAATGAAAGGATCGGAGCCTTTGTTCATTGGAATGGCTTTCAATGGCTCGTTTGTACCCTTATTCGGATCGGTCTTTGGTTGCCAAACTCCGGCGGGGAGAGAAGTAGGTTTGACCAGACCGGCGGACTCGATACCAAGGGTCAAACCAATCCCAATCGGCTGTTCAGAGGCTAAGGGTTTCGTGTTGCTTCTTCTGATTACGCTTGAGAATGGAGTGGACTCTGCGGTGTGAGATGTTGTCACTACACCGATAGGCATAGTCCTCTCTGCCCCATTGTAGTCAGAGGGGAACACCCAAGAAGAACCGTGCGTGGTTGCGTTGGGGATTTTATTCATCGAATCGTGGACACCACCATCGAAACGTGCGCTGTTGAATAGTGGTTGGAGATTTGTCACAGATTCTGTGGGATCACCTGATAGCATATTTAGAGCATCTGAACCAGTTCTGAAACCCCATGCCCTCACAGGTAGTCTCCTACTGTAATCATATGCGACCATATTATCGACAACCACCTCATATTCTGTGAAAGATATAGTATCGGAATCAGTATCATATGATATGGTAGCAGATGTTTTCTCCGGCTGTATCCCATCACCTATACCCTCTCCACGAGTATAGCGCACACGATCATACTCCTTTGTGAGTCTCAGAGTACCCTGTGCTTCCCTATGTGTAGTATGTCCCATGAGGACAGCGTTAGCAGAGCGCAATCCGGTCACATCCTTATGCCCCGAAGCGTTCAATGCATTGTATCCGAAGTTCTGCAACCATTGTATGACATATAGCCTCTCAAAGGGCAGAGCATCCTCTGCCTGTGCAGTAGTGGTGGGGTTGGAGTGGTTGCGGAGGTAGAGACTCCTCGTAGGGGGGTAGTTGAGGGAGCGAGGCATCCCTGCCTCCCTGTATCTGAAGGTCATGTAGTGTTCTCGACTGGTTCCGAAGAGTGCTGGATGGCTGTATTCGGCAAGCCAATGGCATAGGAATGCGTCTGGAACACACCCTGTCCCGGTGTTACTCTTGTCAAGTAGTGCAAAATCACCAAAATCGGTGTTTATACCGGCGTTATCGTTGGCAGGGTTGGCCGTTCGTGCCGCCATGTTGAGGTATTCTGGGTCGTGACACAGGAGAGGGGGGACTGTTGCGAGTTCTGTTCCAGAACGAGGGACTAAGACGCCTTCCTCTAACCCCAAGGAGAAATATTCACTCGATCCAGCGTCAATAACAGGGGCAATTGGGCGTCCTGCGGAGAGAGTGTAGTCTCCTAGCAAAAACCCGTTGAGTATAATTTCACTAGACGTGTTATAGCGGCTCCCACCGGACAAAGCAGAGGCAAAAGTGAGCCTAGTTGGGCCTGAAGTGGTGGTCGAAGTAGCGTCTTGACTCGGCGCGGCTCGCCTGATTAGGTGTCCTGCTCCCTTCGTGGTCGTATGCTCTTGGCCCGGAGCCACCAGATAGTCGTAATCTGTCCTTGGAGTCACACCGGAATGAGCCGATTGCTTGATGTCTGGTAGCCTGAAACCACTAACCTCTGTCAAAGGAAGGCCATCAGAAGCGAATGAACCGTTTGCTTTGTAGTTGCTAGTGTTCTTGGTGTCTAGGCTGTCTAACTCAAAGATGGTGGTTGAGTTTGAGTCTTTGGCCGAACCGAATCCATGATGCCTATGCTCAGATTCTGCCTCAAAGAGTAGAGTGTAGGCCGAACCGTGGCTTCTGTGTAGTTGCCTCCTCATGGCAGCAGGAGTGCCTCTATGGGTCATTGGAGTCACGAAGGAGTGACCTTGGCGGGCGAAGCGGACGCGGTGGTGGGGGTAGGAATAGCCGGTGTAGGTGGTGAAAGTCCCTGCTACGCTGGTTTGGTCTGTTTGAGTCAAGAGAGAACCTCTCTCTGCGTGATCGGTTATCCTATGCGCTGCGAATAAGCGTGTTGAGCCGCTTGGAACGGCTCCGGCGGTGGTGTGGGGGGTCAGACCCTGTTTGGTCGCCATATCGGGATGCAGGAGCCTCTGAACGTGGAAGATTAGCATCCTGTCGTGGGTGTCGAACTGCGACGCACCACCAGATGCCTCTGCTACGCCCGGTTTGCGAGGGTCTGGGGCCGTCAGCCCCCCCAACCCCCATGTCATGTTAGACCACGCCTGAACACGGTCGTGGCCGCTCCTAACGAACACCTCTCCGGGTATCTCTGAGGGGTCTGGCAGTTGAATCTGCATATTCGGGGTCAATTTGCCGTCTGTGGTGGATGGCCCCGTGACCTCTTCCCCTGTTATCGGGTCTGTTCTGGTGTTCTGGACGGAATAGTCCCGAATTATCACTCCTAATGGAGAACCACCAGTAAGAGTCAGTTTGTTGCCCGCGTCGTCAACGGTTTCTATATCCTCAAAGACTCGTTCCTCATTGCTAATCTGCAATCCCGTCACTCGTGAGGTATTGGTGGACTTGGCTGAGAATATAGGACGGGGTACGTTCTTAGAGCCATCACCATCAATTCCCTTGGCCTCAAACGCTGTCCCATATGTGATATTCGTCAGATTATCCTGAGAAGCCGAGAGCATATTGTTGGAATTGCTCGTGGCGGTCGCCCTATATCCGCTCTTTAGGTGGAACATATCTCCTGAAGAGGCAGGGAAGTCCGTCCCATATTCCATATTTGCTAGTTTGATATTGTTAGATCCCGTAGTATCGGTTTCGACTTTCGTAATATGGTATAGGGATGGCTCGGTGACTGTGTAGTCGGGTGGGGGTATGTCGGGGAGGTTGCACGAGTTCAGTCCCTCTATGCTGAATCTGACATACCCGTGTCCCGTACTGTGGGCCGAGGCGGTTGAGCCTCTGGAATCGTAATTGAGGGCCGGTAGCCCCATGTTGCCTCCGTCCATGGGCTTCGCGGCTAGATACCAAGTAGGCACGGCCTGACCTAGACCGTGGATTATGGGGCCTCCGTTCGCTGTTGCCCAATAGCCTCCAGCAGCGTTCGGTGTGATGTTTTCCCAAGTCAGAACCATTGTGTGCTTTGCGGGTTCTCCGGGTATTGATACTGTTGCTGACGTTATTACTTCAGGGCCAGAAGTCGAGACTTGAGTTATCTGTGATGAGAGGTTTCCACCTGATACTGTAAAATCGACATATGTCCTTTGATCCTTGGGGCTACCGTTGTAGTATTCTCCCCCTCTCCTGAAAGCAGACACTCCCGTATAGGTTATCGAGAGATTGGTGTGATTGCCATCGTTGTAGGTGAGTGTGCCGCTTTGTGGCATATCTGAGGGGAAACCGTTGCGATAACCACCATTCAGTTTGACACGGAGAACGGTGTTAGACTTGGCTAGTGTAGCATCTCCCGTTATGGAGGGCTTACCTGACATCCTGACGTATCTCGCTCTCAGGTAACGAGTCTGGCTGTGTTCTCCCTGCTGCTTGACCCTGCGGCTGTTTATCTTGGCTGCTATGAGTCTAGTGGCCTCCTCCGTCCCTAGATTGTAGGTCTTGCTGTTCGTATCATCAGTAGCGGCTTGCTTCAGATCCACTACGATTACGTTTGTGTCCTCCGCAGGGGCGGAGGCGGTGGCGATGGGGGTGCGGACGATGACCGTGAGTCCCTGCTTCCATTGGTCGTTAGTGTTCGTGCCGTACTCCCAATCGGTCACGGCATCATCGTACTCCGTATCGGGGTAGGTGATGTGCATTGCGAAGAAGCCGCTTGCGGGGTATCCACTAGCAGATGCCATGGGGACGACCTTGGCAGGATAGAGTTGCTTCTGGTTCACCGTCATCACCACACCCCCCTTGCCGCGTATATCTCCTCGCACTCACTCTCAGAAAGGGCATAGTTGAAGACGCCTACCTCCGATAGCGAACCGTTCCAGAAATACACGTTCTCCGTCCCGGCAAGCCCGCCACCTGCGTATGACTCATGACTATCCAATGTGCCACAAACCCCTGCGTGGTTGCCCTGTGTCGAACCTGTGACATCGGTGTAGTGTATCGTGAAGAGGGCATCTGAATCGCCAGAGGAATGGACAGTCTCAAGATTCTTGATGGTCGAAACGCCGATGAAGCACATTCCTGTTTTCACAACCCCTCCTTGAAATTGAGGGAGGGTAGCCGTGTTGTTGTGATTGGCCGTGGTTGTCTCTAGGCTTCTAGCATTGCCTGAGCCGAACGTACCCAAACCCAAATTAATCATGCTAGTAGTATCTTGATTAGCACTAAGGCTGTAATTGTATCCTCTAAGACGCTCCGAGTTTCCCGCTCTCATTGAGATGGTAGTCCCACTCTTGGTCACTATGACGTTAGTCCATGCGTTATCGGTTATTTTGATTCCCCCATCGGCCACCTTGTTCCTTGCTATCTTGTGATTCGATCCATCGTGGTATGCCATGGCGAATGAGATGGTCTGATCGGAATTGGAAATCCTACTGCCGAATAGATAAAGCCCCCAATTCCTGTCGTTCTTATCCCTGCCCGTAATTATAGGGCCAGAGCAGATCTCATTGTTATTGGCGAATGAAGTGTCGCTCGGTTTGAACCACGCGCTGATTGACCAGTCCTGTGTTATGTCGAAATCAGACATCGGCCCATACTCAAGGTTAGTCGCGGAACCAGTCCAATGGTGAGTCGCAATGCTTTGGCCTCCTCTGAATTTGTACCCCTTCGATGTAGTATCGACGGAATAAGCAGGGCCATTCAGGGAAGTCATCGTTGCGACAACGGTATCCCCTCTAGCAAATGTCATCTCAACGCCATCATTGACCGCTGATGCTCCAGCGACACCAGTAAGAGTTGCATCTGCCCCTCCTGTTGCTGATGTACCAGTAAATGTGAATGCATCGTCATTGTGAACCACAATCATTGCACCACTTAGGTTGCTACCACTACCAATTGTTATGTCAGAAATATCAGTTGAGCCGGTCATTGTAACATCCATGCTCGTTCCAGAAGAGTAATTGCCATCGGGAGTCAATATTCCATACCCCCTAGTCAATCGGAGTTTTGAACCATACAATGCCTCGGTTATGACTGGACTCTGGTTGTAAGTCCCATCTGTGATAGTGCCATCATTGAGCCTAGCATAGAGAAGGCATCTCTGGAGATTTACCCCGTCCGTTCCAAGCCTATGGTGAACTCCTTGCATGGTGTTGTCATTGATTGTGTCGTTGTTCGTGATATTAGTGAAGTCCAAGACCGCAGATGCCGTGCTGACCTCATGCAGGTTCTGATGTCCTGCGAAACCAGTAGGGCCTTTGGAGTAATGGTGAGGATAGTCGTCGCTGTAATCGTTAGCCGTCCCATCGCTTATGTCAAATGTGACTCCTGTGTGACCTCCTCCGAAATACACGATTCCCTCTGCATCAGTCCTTGGATAAATCAACTCAACCTCTATACCACCGATGGACGCTCCATCACTATCAAAGAATGCCTCTAAGAAATCAATCATAGTATCACGAGGAGTGATGTTACGAATGAAAAAGCAATTTGTCATGACGCTTCCGTTATTACCTGCCACTACTTTCTGCTGATCAATAAATTCAAAGTCGGCAATGAGAGTGCCGACACGCAAGATGCCTTTGCCCAATGAGCCGGTTGCTCTAGTCAATCTTTTGAGGTAGTCTTCGACACTCGTACTAATAGCGAGATGAGAGACACTCGTCTGACTAACGAGTTCCGTAGGCCGTGGGTCAGTCATAGGTATAGATCTCATTAGATTTTCATTGTTATTAACAGCAACAGAATTGTTGGCTGTAAGTGTTATGAGTGTCGCTGTCACCGCGCTGATAGTTCCTATTGATGCACCTGTATCGTCAAATAACGTATCTCCTGCTCTAAACTTAGTCGTTGCATCGACAGTATCAACAGTTAATGTTGTCTGTGCATTGCCACTTATGTTCGACTCATTGAATAGAACACCACTTGACTCTACTGTCGATGCCACCCCTTCAAGAGTCTCTTGAGCAGGAGCGGCAACAGTAGTTACTTTGAATGAACTACCTAATCCATTGTATGAACGAAGGGCATTAGTAGAGTCCAAGGTCGAACCAGAGGGTGCGCCTCTGAATATCGAAATAGGCACAAAAGTCTCACCATCTGCACCTATTGGCATAGGTGATGGTATCAGGTTTGGTTGGTACAACCTGCTATTGCTCGATAGAAGCCCCCCATAACCTACTACTTGAGATGGCTTGTAGGTGTATGGTGTTTTATTGCTAAGTCGCACATTGAAGTTTCGACCAGATGCCCCCGGAACCGTGCTATGTATCACGATGGAAATACCCGCTTCTCCATCTCTGCTTTCAACCTCTGTGCCAATGAATGCTCGGACGTATCCCATGTGTGTGCCTGTGTCGTTGTTGGATGCGGACGTGGGGAAGATGGCGGGTGGGTTGAATGCACTCGCTCCTGCGCTGTTCTTTGCTTGGGGATGACCTGCCATGTTGATTCTCCTAACGACCTCCTCAACGCAGAGATTGAAATCTGGCTTGACATTAGCGACGTTGTTGAAATCAATCTCAAGCGGACGCACATATTCCAATGCGGTTCCATCTGATTTCTTGCCTTTCAATGACAGGTAACTCGTTTGACAGATAACAGGGTGCAGGGATTGCCTGTCATTTGCCGATTCGTTGTCCTCGTTCGGATCCCACTCAAAGGCTTCCATGTTAGGGCCGTCTAGGATGAAGTAGCGAGATGAGTTATTGGGGTCTGCATGGACGGCATTTGCATTCAGCCCAATTACCGTCCTCACCGCCGTGCCAATCTCATCGGCCAGAAGGTTAGGAGTACGCGCTGTGAAGTTTGATATGTCTTCGATGGAGATGATGTAGTCTTGGGTGTCGTTAGAAACAGAAGTAGCACCATCTAGGATTATGTAGCCTCCGAGGGTGACAGTCATACCTGCATCTATGTTGCCGAGATTGCTGCTTTCGTTGTTTGTTGTATTCAGAGGATTCCATGTCTGGGACGTTGTTATAGTGAGGGATGTGCCGTTGTTATACGCGGCTCTTGCCATGATTCCATAACCGTCGTTCAAGACCCCCTCTCCAATGGTCACGAAGAAATTGGCTGCACAGTTTGCTTGAAGCCCTCTTTCTCCTGTCGAGTCCAAAAAGGCAGAGGCATCGTCCACATTGAGTGTGCCACTATTGTACGAGGTCACTACTGCTTGGACAGATGGGCGTTGACATCTAATTAACCATCGCCCGTTTCCTTCTGCCCATGCCTCTAGTTGATCTGTCACCTCAAAAGAAGAAATAGGACTTCTCTGTCCCCAATCAACAGCGAACCTAGATTCGTTATCCCTCATCTCTGGTCTGTTTGTAGCCATGGTACAATCCACAGTCATCTTGAAATTCTTGTCTGCGGGCAAAGGGGTTCTCGCATCGTTATCAGCAGAGATGAGTGATGCCACATCGAAAAACATAGAAGGGAACAATGGTAATTCAGTCACGGCCCTTGTGGATGCATAGTATGTGGATGTCTGCTTGTCATTACGAACCGATGCATTTCCCGAACCTACTATCTTGTCTTTCCAACCGGGTAGGAATGGATGCTCAGTATATACTGGCTGTATGTCCACGCCACCTTGTCCCAGACCTCCAAGAGTCATTGAAACGGTGGGCGTCCCCAAATCCCCTATCTCCTTCACGGGAGAGCCTTGCCCTAGATTGAAATCCCTCTGTGAACGATGGTCTAGTATGTCCATCAAAACCGAACGACCATTAATGACTGTCTTTGACTCTCCTTCTTGACCTGCGGTTGGTGTAATCTCCTCTATCCTTCCCCTCATCAAGGTCTTCTCCAAGGTTGCTAATGAGGTGTCCAGAGGAGAGTTTGATGCTGTTGAAACGTCTTCAAGCATGGAGTTTCGTGTCCTATTGGCAGGATGAACGAGAACCAGATTCTCATTGCCAGTCAATTCATTGTCAATAACGTCAAACCCTGCTAGATTACTTCTCCTCAATGTAGAGGGTGTCAGTTTAGAGGAAGTGTGATCTTTGTGATTATTCAAACTAGCCGAATTGATGTAGAAAACATGATAATCAGAGTTGCTCGTATCATCAGGGGTGTTTATTGATGCAACTGCCTTGGGACGACCATATCCTTGGACTTCTGTCCCAACCCCATAGACCGTATCCTCGATGTTGATGAATGGAGAGGGAGTTATGTCGCCTGTGGGGTTGGAAGACAAGATATGGGAAGCCGGCTTGTCATTGAAGGTAGATGTGGGTAGGCTAACGAGTCCACCGGGAGCCGTGACAGTCAAGAGGATGTTAGTGAGGCTTGTATTGTTGCCTGAATAGGGCCGTCTAAGCCAATCTGAGACTGTTCGACCACCAAAGACGGCACTACCACAGGGGATGGTCTTACGCACGACCAGATAGGCCGCATTGCCCGTTGCATGATCGGCCCGGAACTTTGCACTAACATCTCCACTCGCTAGACTTGTTCCACCAACCACCTCTCCTGTCAAATCAATGGCATCATAGTGGATGAGTATCTGCTTTGGCCCTCCTGCTGAGACTAATACGGTAGGTGACTCTATTGAAGCGACTCTGGTCTTCTTTTCTGGCGTAAGGTGTCTTACATATGCATCATTTGTTGGTACGCCATTGGAGAAAGAAGCAGTATGCTCAGTATCAAGGCCCTTCAACATGAATGGTTTTGGATCTGAAATCGCAATAGCGACAATTTCATCTCTTGTTGAGGCATAGAGATTTTGACTGAGGCTGTTGTCATAATAACCAATTCCACTTTCCACAACTATCCGATTGAATGTATTGTTACTGCTACTTGCCGAATCAGTACCAGCGACGGTCTTGGCTTTGTTGATTACCTTGGAGATTTCCCCATGATACACAGTTTCAGTAACTCTGACTCTCTGGTTCTCACTAACCAATGATTGTGTAGAAACCTCATCAGAGACATACTTGAAGGTGTTTGCTATCCCTTGAACGGTTTGTTTTACCACTTGTTGATCGGGCGGTGGAAGCATCCGAAGAAAGAAGTCCCCTTCAAACATAGAATATGCGGTAGCAGCACCCATGGCTGGATATGTGGTGCTTGGCTCATACAACGTGTTTGCGTCTGTCGAGGCTGTGCTTCTGCTTTTCAAAGAAACAAAGTAAGCATCATTGGAATAGCCAGACATATCGGTAAATCGCTGTCCTTGAACGAATTGAGCCAGAGTAAATGTATCCTTTCTTCTCTTTCTCTGGTTGCTGACCGAGCCACTTGTTTCATTATTGCCCGGATCAATGAGTAAGTCAGCAGACCCTAGTGTGAACCATACTGGAGTGTTGTTTGTATGGGCAAAAAGATGCCCCTGTGTTTCGGGAAAGTTGTCTATCGTCCCGTTTGCAGCATCGTTCGCTAAAATCACAGAGGTGCAGTTTATCCTATTGTTAGCAAAGTCAAGTCCTGTTATACGGACTCTCTCTACCCTGTTTATGGATGGGTTTAGAGTAGAAGTAGATGATGTGGCTAGGACTGAGTTATCTCCAAATCTAACTTTCTGAGAATCTGGAGGGGTTATGACTCCTGTATTTGGATTCGTACAAGAATGATTGATTACTGCGTTCAGAACGGTCTGATTGACTCCTGTAAAGTACGTTTGGTCAGTCAAGTCTAATGTGGATGAATACCAAGACTGATCTTTTACTTCCTCTAGTTCTATCCCCTGTGTCAAGGCTGCCAGTTTCTCAAGAGCGGTGTACCTATCAGTTGCACCCCCCGGATTCGCAGGGTAATCTCTAATCTTGAAATGTGTTGTATTGAAATCATAGCCAATACCAACCATGGGTATGTCTAGCAGACCATCGTGAGTGTCTGGGCCATCTCTGCCTTGTTGGGGGGAACCAGAACGAGCATGGTCGAAGAAATAGATTTCTGGTACGTCCTGTTCGTCGTCAAAAGTCCAGAGTCCGAAGGTGTTGTCTGTCTTGGTGAGGGGCGATAGGGAGGGGGGGTGGACGCCCTGACAGATCCTCACGCTCTCTATCAGGCCACGGAACTCACCACCCTGTCCACCGATGAATAGGTCTGAGGATGTCTCCTTCATGATGCCGCCATCGCCACCTAGATTCATCTCAGCGACTATATCCCCATTGACGAAGACTCGTATCTCCTTCTGGGTGTATTGCGCCGTCACTAGGACTAGGCCCTGTGCGCCCAGAGTCATGTCCTGTGGCCTGTGGGCGTTTGACGACGAGGAATACACCCCGGAGTTGCTATTCGTCTTGACAGGTGCGTCGAATGGGGTCGAGATGACATAGGGTCTGTCTTCGGTATGCACCTCAAAGACGATCTTGTCCTCTGAATGCGGTTTTCCATACTTCAGAGTGAATGCATTGGGCTTGTGGACTATGACGCCCCCATAGTCTGGGACGATATACGCATCAATGGTGAATGAGCCTCGTAATGAGTTGAGGGGGTGTGATTTTGAGTCCCTGTGTACCCGTCCTATCTTCGTCGCGTGGCTCTTGGTGGCCTTGACCGTACCAGCGAACTCATTCGCCCTCAGATCGACACCGGATTCCCGATACTTGCCCGTGGGTACTACTAGCCCGTCTGTGAACCCATTGAAACGAAGGGCCTTGCCATGGAACCTTACGACACCCATGTCATATTCCCACCAGTTGCTCACACGCTTCAAATTGCAATTGATATACCCAGAATCCCTCACCAGCATTGTATCTCGGATTGAATGATCTTAGAACAACAGGGATTGCCACTCCTTGCTCAAGATAGGGGTTGGGCCTGATAATCTCATTGTTCACCGTTGTAGTTGGATCGAAGGCTTTGTCGTTATCTACTGCTGAAAAGTTCGTACCTACTCCTGATGGTATGAGGTATTGCCTCAGAGTCTTGTTGCCATCAGGCGAGGATGCCAGCGACTCGTAGGGGATTCTAAGACCTACGACGTATTTCTGCACGGTTTTCATGCCATCTATTCGCAAGAAGCGAGAAGCATCGACAGAAGAAACACCATCTGGTATGTCTATGACCGAACCAGCAATAGCGTTAGGCGAAACCAATGCTCCACCTGCACTCATGTTGGCTAGATTCAGTAAATCCTGAACCTTGTCTTCCATGGTTTTCTTCTGATTAGAAGAACCCCCCGTCATATTGGTGACAAGGAACTGGTTAGTCCATGTAGCACCCGCATCGTCCTTGGATACTGTCGTAATGTGATCTCCATTGGAACCGACGACGGTATTCTTGATGGTAATCTTCTCCCCGTCGAAACCTGAGCCGCTTTGGACATCCATGGAGAGTGTCTGGTGCTGTCCAGATGACTGACTGACGGTTAAGACGGAAGAACACGCTACCGTAGCAGTATTAATTTTAATTGAAGCCCCATTTATACCGCTTACAATAGTGTCAGCCAGACTGTCAGATGTGGTGGTTGAAGAGATGTCAATGACGACGATGCTATTGGTCGCCACAGTCGAAGAACCACTAGCGTTCTTCAATTCAAGAGTAGTATCCTCTCCCAGACCCGCATTTATCTGTCCCGTTGTCTGGAATCTTATCTTGACACCATCCAACTCAGCCTTGACGGCATTCCAACTGGCGAACAACTCATACCATGTAGAAGCCAGCGACTGGCTTCCATTGAGTGACGTGTCTATCGTCATGGAAGCACCATTGCCGCCGGTCGCCTCGACATCATCTGTGAATATGCCATCGACTGTGATGGCTATCTGAGTTTGATTCAGATCGAGGCCAAGACGAGTGTTTATCACGGCAATGGGGAAGTTAGTCACCATTCTTTTGAGGTCGAAACCCACGTTATCTGCGTCTAACTCGGTGACGCTGCTATCTCGGTGAATCATCTGTATCCTTGGCATCAGACACCCCTCCCATAGCCACCAGACCTAGATCTGGAGCGGAATGCCCTCTGAACCTCTTGACCCACGGCTTTCGCTATGGCACTAGCATCCGATCCTCCGCCGTTGACGGTGATGTTGGCGGTGAAGTCACCCCCACCTCCGCCACCTTGCATCGTGACGGGTATCGTCCTACCATCTGGTAGGGGGACGACAGCCTCTGTTCCGTGTAGTGCTACCGGATAGCCCGACTGAGGGCCAGAGGCAATACCACCTGATGCAAATGGGTTCAGACTAGCCAAACCACCTGTTATATCTCCCATGTCAGGAACCAAACTGCCTAAATCTATATCCTTCAACTCATCAATCTTGTCGAGAATCCATTGGATAGGGGTCATTATGAAGTCCCACATACCCCCTAACGCGCTAGTTATCTTGTTCTTCCACTCACCGGCTTTGGCTAAGATTTTGTCGAATTGATTAACAATTGCATCTTTCACGCCACTAAAGCCATTCTTAGCGAACCAAATAACTCCCTTGAAGACGAGTTGAAGCCCCTGCAATCCTACTTTCACGAAGGAAAACCATATTTTGAAAACGACTGTGATTGCGTCAAGGACGAATGTGACGAATTTATTCAACATCGTCCCCTCTGTGGTCGCTTTCTTTATCACCTTGGCAATCCAGACCATCAATGCACCGAAGACCACTCCGAATGCCTCGCCAAAGAGGGCAACGGTATCCATTAACTCGTTGAAGTAGTCAATATATCCCGATGCTTCCAGACGTGCGAACACAGAGTCTATGAGTCCACTCAATGTCTCTCCGAGATTGCTTCCTTCTATCCCTAGTATTCCCATTGCTTCGGACACGCCCGTGAAAGCAGCCAATACGCCTACTCTGAAGCCGTCAAACACACCCATTATGGAATCTAGGAAGCCTACTTCAGACATATTGGAAACAACTGCACCCCATGCCAAGACGAGAGCATCGAAGCCTATCTTCAGTCCCTCGACAAACAGATCGAAGGACTCTTTAATGGAATCCGACGTTATACCCAACGACGACAACGACTCCTTGAACGTATCAGCGAGTCCACTCACACTCCCTAACTCACCCGCTAGGGCCGCGAAACCCGTTGCTGCGAGGGCAATTATCCCGATCAGGAAGAAGATGTTATCCCTCATCCCACCGAATATCAAGCCAACAGCCTTGATTGGATTCAATGCAGCCTTCATGACACCCCCTAGAGTGGTGACGGCGGCTGACAGGTTTCGATACAATTTGTAGAATGGCCCTAGAACCTTGTTAAGAGTCAGATTTACTGCAATACTCTTGGTAGTGACAGGAATATTGCCTTTCATAGACTTGCCGAGAGCAAATAATTGCCTCTCCGTTTCGACTATGCTATCTCCCATGATTAATTGCCGTCCTGTTCCTCTAATTGTTTGTTGAATCTCTCAAAGAAATCGTCAAGGTTGGCACTATCACTTGTTGTCCGTATAGGCATCCCCTTATTTTGGTTTCCACTCGCGTTATAACGGTCGGCTTTGTCTCTTGCTTTCTTCATCTCCTCTGTCTGTTGTTCCTGATTTACCCGAACAAGCAGATAATCGAGATAAACTCGATCAATCGGTTGGTCATCCCATGAGTGTGGAGGGCAGTTGAAATGGGAACCGAGGACGAAGGTCATCGTATGGAATGACAGCACGGCTTGTTGCTTTGGAGTGAATGGGTTGATTACCCCACCCGAAGTAATGTATGAACGAAGATCCGAGTGGGTTATTCCAAAGGGCTTGGCTCACCGCCAGTCATGGATGCCACTAAGGAGTCTATACCGGGTAGAACATCAACAATGGCCGCACCGACTTCTGGACTCAAGTGCATCAATTCTTTTTTGGAGATTTTCGGTTCGGTGTCCGAGACACAATTCCGTAGAACATACTGCCAATAGCCACCAAAGTCAATTCTCGGCCTCATGTCGTCGCCTTCTATGACGAAATCAACGAACTTGGATATTGCTTCTTGCTGCTGTATCCATGTCATTGGCTTGACATAGACTATGAGATTTCCCACGGGTGTTTCGACTTCATGTCTCTCTGCGGTCTTACCCGCGAGAAAATCACTCGCCTTCAACGCCATCCAATTCATCTCCTTCTGCGACCCATCCTCCGGTTTCCGGGTCTGCTACAAACCCTTCATTTTCTGGCACTTCCTCTGGCACTTCTTCAACAGGAGGAGCAACTGCTACCTCGCTAATTGGGTCGTTGTTGGCATCCCACCCCCTCAATCTATCAATCAACTGTTGCTTGTTTCCATAGATTGGCAACTCCCTTTGGGTGCATTGCACCTTGAGATCGGTGACTGTCATGCCCTCGTACCCATCTGTGTATTCCACTACATCTGGTTCTGCGACCACGATAGCACCCTCAACGGTGATTCCATGTGCGCTTAGACCGGGGCCTTCATTGATAGAATTACCATCAATTGTCCAGTCAATTCTTTCTTTTGAGCCATTTACGGTGACGAATCCACTCAACCTCATCGTTATACCGTTCCTGTCAATGGTTATTCAAGATTTCCTTAAGCAATGTAATATGGGTTGTTTTCTGTGACTTTCATATGTCTGACAACCAATTCGACATCAGCGAATATCGGGCCTTTGTCATCTGGTAGTTGATGATCCGCTTTGGTGATGGTGTAATCCTCTATGGTAATGGTTGCATTCTCCCTCGTAGTGCCGCTTCCGGGCTTTGTCAGAGTGAATGTTATGTCATTGGTATTGGTATGGTGCTTCCTCTGCCTCATCTCTTCCCAGAATCTGTTATCCTCGACAAGAGCCTTGAATGTGAAGGTGTATTCTCTCTTTGCCTCTGTAATGTCCAAAGGAGTCTGTGTTCCTCCGTGTTGAACCTGATCAGTAGAGGCTGATGCACCCTCGTATCCTCTGATGAACCATCTTGGCTCGGTGCTGTTGGTAACGGATACGCTGAATTCTGTTGCCCTCAAGACTGGACGACCGAATGCCTCGATGCTGATGTCTTGGAAGAGATATGGCTTTTCTCCGTTAGTGGCTATCCCGCTAACTTTTCTGTTTGCAGTAGTATTAGCAGTATTCTCAAACATTCTGTGAGGTGTGAATGTTCCTGCTGTATCGGTGTAGTGCCTAGCAGCCTGATAGGACGCCTCTAGTTTCAACTCTCCCTCTGTGTTAGCCGACAGGGTTGCTTCTGCCATTTTGCACCCGCTATACAAGCGTAGCAGTTGTTCTCCACCGGGAGTGGCATCGCTATTACGATATGATTGCTCAATCATGAAGGAGGGGAGAGTGCTATGGCCGAAGTAGGTGTGTTCAACCCCATTCTGCAATTCCTTTGTGGTCGCATTGATATTTGGGCTACCTCTTGCATTGTCTGATGAATAGACTACCCTGTCGATTCCACACTTATTGATCGCATGGGCAAATGTGAATGGCTCCTCGACATGAATGTAATCTCCACCCGTAGCAACGATTCTCCTTATCTCGTGTTTGAACACGGTTGGAAGCACATCATCCTGTCCGGGTATCTGATGTGTCTCAGAGTCGATTATCTGCACATAATCCCCTACCGAGAACAATGCTCTAAGGGTAGCACCGACATTCAGCCTAGTGTCTCCTATCGAACAAGCCGCGCCCAGAGGAGGAAGTAGGAAGATTGTCTTGTCCGCCGCCAGAGCCGCAGTAGCCGCTCCTGAGTCTATGTCTGCAATCGTCTGGATCGTGTGAGATGAGATTGCTGCATAGGATGCATACTTGATTGCCCCTGCGCTAACAACCTTGAGGACTCCTCCGCTTGCGTTAGTCGATACGAAGATGTTCTTGGAATCCGTCACAAGCACCGTGTCATCACTTGATGTCGAAGTGGACTTCGCACCTATCAGCACGTTGTCCCCGGTAGCAATTCCGCTAAGGCTGTCGAGGCCGGAGAAAACAGTCCCGCTAGTTGCTGACGACGCTATGTCCACGTCGTTCCCATTGGAAACCTTCTCTGCCTTGTATGTAGCCGCGCTGACAGCATCAACGATGTTGAATGGCTTCGCACTAACGGTGTTGGATGTGCTAGTCTTAGTGGCTAGTTCACCCTGACCCTTTGCAGTATGTCCCCCCAGAGCATACTTCAACCATCGCAGACTGTGAGCGTTTAGAGTCATACTCCCTCCATCGAGAGTCTCTCTCCCGCTCGTTATCACGTTGACATCCCTGCCCATGCCGATAACGTGCTGCTTCCGAACATCAATTACAGGTTCTGGTAGTGCGAATCCCTCAAGCAGACCGATGAACTGATCTGACTTTACTTTCTGAGCAGCATCAGTCATCCCCGCATCGAACGTCGGGCATCTGTATGTGTCGATCGTCAGGTTGTCTGAGGAACCTGCTGCTTGTGATGCACTCGTAGCGAGAGCAGGTTGGACTTTGATAGTCCCGTTTGTCGTATCATTAGCCGTGATGTAGTATGTTCTCCTAGTAGTGCCAAAATCATCTGCCGAGAAGTTGCTTCCTCCCTCTATTCTAAGGACACAGCCAACCAGAACATTGTCTGGTAATTCCACATCCGTACCTGAACCCGTGTGCCAGTATGCACCCGTTCCCACAGTTATGGTACTCGTACTGCCAGAAGTGGACGTAAGTGTCCAAGTCGCCCCATCACAGCGTAGTCCTGTTTCTTTGCCGAAGGAGACTTCAGCCAAGTCACCCTTGAATAACGCATTTGCCATTGGTATCGAGCCGAACTAGAAGGCCAATTGTCCTTAAGCAGTTCTATTCATCGGAGTCTTCAGAGTCGTCAGAGGCTTCTTCAGACTCCTCTGGCGTTATAACGTCTGCATTGGAATTGTTTCTAGCCGAGATTCCTGCGTTGAATTGAGCGATGTCTCGCCTTAGTGAAGTCAAAGAAGACTCGACACCTGCAACGAAGTTTTGCAGGATGTTCAAGTATCCTACCTTGTCAGCATTGTCCACTTGTAGTAGTCTTACTGCATCCTCTAGTGAGATGGTGTTCTGTTGTGGCTCATCAGTCATTGTCATCGCTCAGACATAAGTGGTTCTTAAAGTTGTCAGCCCTAACACCCTAGTTCATCCACGTTGGCATCTCTGGAAAGTTAGCCATTGCTTCTTTCGGATCATCGTATTCATTCGGCAGATCCAACAACAACGTCCGATAGGCGGCTAGTTCCGTCTGCTTTGCTACTGTCAATAATGAATAGGGTATAGCCAATTGGTACTTGTCCATGTTCAATAGTGCGGTATCTCTCATTCCTCTTAATTCATCCCATTCCATAATATCACCTATGCGTCAAATTGTATCCATACTACGGCATTCACTTCATGTATTGAATTTGAGTTGGCATTGGCAGTTCTTTTGAACGCTATTGAATCGTTTGCGTTAAACGCCATCGGGCTTGACAACTCAACGGTTTTTGACTTATTGTTTGCGTTAGCATTCGCAGTTAAAGTATCCATCGCTACTACAGTATCTACTGTCACCTCTGTCCCTCCACTATGTAGTCTTCTAACGGTCCATGTGTCAGTATTAGAACTGCTAGTGCTAAGAGAACCACCATAGTAATGTACTGTGAAGGCCATCACCTTACCCGCTCTTGGCATAGCGAAGTTATTGGGGTTGGTAGTACCCGAACCACCAACAGGTAGTCTCATGTCTATGTTGCTTGTTCCCATATTATCCCTTTGGAAATACAAGGGCCAGTATAGATTGTAATTGTTGGCACCCGTAGAAGTGATATTACCAGTCATTAATATATTCCCTCCAACGTGTAATAGTGCGCTTGGAGAAGTGCCGACATTTATTCCCATGCGTTCAGTAGCAGCATTGATGTAGAGGAAATCTGCCGTAGAGTCTGAATTGTAACAGAGGTCTATGTCATCTTGACTTGTATTCAACTCAATCTGCCTAGAACCACCACGAAGTCTCATGAACTCCTGTTCATTCGCACCATCTTCTGTTAGTTTGAATAGCAACTCGCCTCTTTCGTCACCATCCGAGGCATCGCTATACTCCATGACTATTCTACCATATTCGTGTCTGTCTCCATTGTCATTCTTCATTGCCCATACGATAGCACCAGTATCATCACCATCTGCGGGGGAAGGGGTATTACGATAGAACTCCAATATAGGCCCATCAACCGCATCAGCATTCGTATTCTCTAGGATGAGAGTAGAAGTGGCCGATGCGTTGTTCTTTATCGTAGTCGATTTTGTCTGTGCGTCTATGGTCACGGTTCCATCCGCGTTGATCACCATACTCTGTATGCCTGAAATATCATTCACGCTGAATATATCCCCTGATGACATGGTTGGCCCAATCGAAAAGACCTGCCCCTCCGTTCCCTCAAATGAAAGTGAGTTGTCATCTAGGACTCTCAGATACATCGGTGAGTTGTCCTTGCCTACCAGTTTGATTTCCGGTTGGGAGGTCTGACTCACATTTGGAGTGATTAGGATTTCCTTATCGCTATCTGCCATCTCAATCAAGCCTCCCTCTCATACTCTCGTATATTTGCATTACCTCAGTAGCAGCAAGTTCTCGATTATAAACGAGGATATAATACATTTTGGCATCCCATCCATCTAGGTATTGCTCATCTCCACCGAAGGTTACGGGATGTGCGCTCAGTAATACTCCGGGGCCACGATTGGTTCCCTGAGCCACATTTACTCCATCCTTGTAAATAGTCTGTGTAGCACCGTTAATTGATTTAGTGAAGGCGTAATGGGTTATGTCATTAGTGCCGAAATTACCATCTCCGCTGGTGTTCACTCTTCCCCCACTAGAAGCCGTAGAAGTCGAGCCATTCGTGTCAAAATAGACTACACCATTACCCCAAGAGCAATGTGCGAATATTCCCCTAGCATCAGTACCCGCACCATCTCCCATCGGGAACTTGAATGCTGATTCGTTGTTCAATGCATCTTGTAGTGCAACTAGGACTATCGTATATCCTGACGCTGCTTCTATGCCGAAGGTATTTGCATTTGGCCCATTAGCCCTGATGGTGTCGAATGAAGAATCCGAGCCACTTGAGTTATAGGTGGGTGAAGCGGTGAATGTGAAGTCCCTTCCATTACCACTCAGATCTGACCAAGTTGTTCCACTACCACCATACGACTTTGAGTTAGAGGCATCTAAGGTCAATTGCAAACCGCTTTGCGGGATCGAAGGCCCACCTGCTACACCCATCAGACGAACCTCCCCTTCTGTGCATTGTAATTCTGCAATACCTCTGCCGCAGATAGAGCCTTCTTGTATAGTTGGATGCAACCCATATGACCCGTCCATTCGCTGCTTGTCGTGTATCTAGTCCCAATCCTCATGTTCCTGCCGAATGTTTCAGTTGCGGAAGAGGATTGGGTCAGCGAAACCTCCGCACCGTTGAGGTACATCTTGCCGCCACTACTATCGGAAGTCACCACTAGGTAGTTCCACACATCCCCGAACATGGCGGGTTGGGCGACATAATCAGAGTCACCTGCGGTTCCACCGGGATTGTATTCGATGTCACTCTCCCAATTGATGTTTCTGTTTTGGTAGTTGGACAACTGCCAATTACCACCATCTGCCCTGCAATCGAAGAAGTAGTGGGTGTTCCCGTTGTTCTTGTTGAACCACAGACACCAAGAAACGGCAGAATGCGCTCCCAAGTCATCCTCTATGTTCATCCCTCTGCCACCTGCGAAGTTGAAGACTCCGCTTTTGTCGCTAGAGTAAGCAGGGAAGTTGGCTGTGTCGGGGGTGTGCGCTCCACTACCGGGAGATCCACTAGCACCTGTCACAGAACTACCACTCACCAAGCAAGTCGCAGTAGTTTCTCCGCTTGTGAAGCACTTCGGATTACCTGCATCCAACAGGAAGACTATCTCATCGGTCACTATGTTAGCACCATTGTGGAATCCCATTACACTCCAAACCTCCTTCTAGTTGCTTCAAAATTCTGTATTACTTCTGCTCCTGTCAATCCCACATCGTAATGCCTGAATAGAGCAACATCTCCTTGAAAGTTAGCGGTAGAGTTTGAACCTACAATCTCATTGATTAGTATGTCATTAGTTTCTCCCGTTGCCTCATATTGCTCAACCCCATTTAGATAAGTCTTGCACGTTCCACCAGAACAAGATGTGACTATCTGATTCCAGTTGGTATCTACTTCGTCTACTATTCCAGTTGGAACATAATCCTCGTTTGTATTAGTCTCGATTGATACTGAGTATGGGGCATCCGTCACTAGACCCCAAAGCCTGTGGTATTTGTTTCCATTATGACCGATAAAAATACCCCTACCTCCGTAGTTTCCAGTATAGTCTGCCGAAGACTTTAGCCATATCTCAATCGTACCATTAGCAGTATCGAATGTGAATTGCGTTAGGCTAACGTAGTCATCCGTACCATCAAATGAGAAGTATCCGTTTGAGTTGAACGTAGGACTGTTTGTCAAAGTCCCATTGTTACCCGACAGTCCCAAGTCTGTCCATGTGGTTCCAGAACCGGAGTATGATTTAGGATTCAGCCCGTCAAGACAGATTTGCATGTTAGCGTTCTTGACTACAGGCCCATAGTGCATTAGTATTCACCAATCCCTACACGCCATACATCTAGGAGAATTGTCTCCACCCTTACAGGTAGAACACTTGTGTCTAGCCCTGAATGATTTTCTTCGCTTACCCTTTCTCTTTCCCGAAACAGTAACTCCCTTTTGCCCCCAATGGACTCTCTTGTGTCCACCCTTACCATTCGATACACACTTCATCCACTTCTTTCCTTTAGAAGTAGAGGATGTTTTCTTTGTGGCTCTAGTGCATTGACCAGATTTACACATTGTATCGAACCAATCATCCATATTATTCTATCTCCGTAGTTACCTTACTTAGATGACGAAGTACATTTTCGCTCAATTGGTGTAGATGAAACAATTTCTTACTTGTACCTTCTACATGTTCCTTACCTGACATTAGAGTTCCATCAGGGTGCTTATGGGTTTCACCTGTCCATTGTTTTCCATCTTCAAAGAAGTGTCTTTCTCCTTTTCCTTTCAGTATTTCCTTCCATGTTTTACTTAGTTTATTCCAAGTTTTTTCATCAGGATAGTCTTCATCCCCCGGTTTAGCAGGTTCTTCTCCCCTTTTTCTCTTAGCATCTATATTCGCCCAAAGTCCTTTACTCAATATTCCACCACCATCTTCTCAACATCCTTTCTCTCTGCCTGTATGAAGTAGAAGCAGTCTATTGGAGTATCTGTTTGTGTTCCCACATACACCTTGTTGTCCTCTATGTGGTCAACGTATATCTGTTGGAATCCCTTGTTAGGGGTTAATTGAACTGTGATTGTATCCTCATCAACTAGACCTAGCCAGTAGTCAGGTAGTTCTATTGTATCTCCTTCTAATCTACCTCTGATGTAGACACCGTGTTCCGGCCCTTCAAGAGAACCGTGATGCAATCTCTTTCCTTCTTCTGTTGGGTGTTCTATATCGAAAGACTTGGTAGTTGCGGCGAATGAACCATTTACTTCTAGTTTATGTGATGGACTTGAAGTGCCTATTCCGACTCTCTGCTCACTACCATCAAATCTAACGTATTCAGTTCCCGAACCTACTCTGACGATTACATCGCCATCAGGGTCTAATGAGATATTTCCATCTGCTCCTAAGTGTAAATCCTCAACTGTGTCGGCATCTGCACCAATGTAAGTATCTGTGGAATCAAAATAGATTTTCTTGGTCTGTGCTAAATACAAATCTCCTGTAAGCCCAATGTCTCCCGCTACATCTAGATTTTTACTAGGACTGTCAGTGCCTATTCCCACTTTACCAAATCTATCTACGACAAGGGCATTAGCAACATCCCCATTTGTAGCATCCATCATTTTTAATTCAAAGAAGTCGTTTCCGCTTGAGTTGTAGTGCATCTCCCAACCAAACTCAACAGAAGCCTCGCTTGCAACTGTGACGCTACTATCCTCACCAACCACAATCTTAGCACTATTATCGGAATCTGATGTATCTACGAGTCTAATAGAAGCATCACTTCCCCAAATGTCTAGATTATGTTGTGGTGTAGCCATACCTACTCCGAGTCTATCATTCGTATCATCGAAGTAAATACCCGTTGCCGCAACACCGTTGATTAGTTGTTCATTGGCATCAACATACAACTTTCTTCTGATTGATGGGTCAAGGTCATATGAACCTTGATTTGTGTCATGAGTTGGGTCTGTCTCTCCTACGTTAGTATTGAAATAATCAAGGTAACAGTTGGTGAAGCATTGAATGAGTTTAATCTGTCTGTATTCCCAATTCTCATCCCTCTTCTGATACAGGCTTGCGTAGGGAGTGCTTCCTCCTGTCCCTGCATTATACACCATCTTGAATGTAGTATCGGGGTCTGCTGCGTTGTCATCCCAACCATCAACGATGAACTCTCTAGTCCACCATCCGTTGTTATTGTCTTGTGTGCCATATTCACCACGCACATGAAGATTGAAGTTAGACCTACCAATTCCTCTAGCGGTCACTTGGAATGTTGCTTGGAAGTTATCATATTGCCAATTTGCATTGTCTGAACCACCATCCGTTTTTCCTGTCCATCTGAATACTTCAAACCAATCGTTGGCAGCAGTTGAACCTGTGACTCCCATTATGAATGTGTTAGCACCATAAACGTCAGCATGACTTCCCGACTTTAGGAAACCATACGTCTTGATGTCCTTGTTGTTCTGAATCTCCATAGCAGTTTGATTGCTTGCATTGACTCTCAGTTGTATGCTTGCGGCAGTTGAGTAGGTTGGAGTGTTGCTACTGTAAGAAGTCGCTAGTCCGTCTTCATCTCCCAATATTGCTAGAGGCCCACCTGTTCCGGCCTTGATGTATGGGTTGGATGTTGTTCCGAATGATAGATGATGAGCAAGTGTAGTCTGTGCATCTTCTATTTTCATCCTTTGAGCATTGTTTGTTCTTAGAGTAATAGGCGAAGAACCAGCAATAGTAGTGATGTCCAAACCCGTTCCATCTGTCAGGAATCTGACATCGAAATCATCTGCATCAGAATTTTTCAAATCAATGTAAGCACCATTGTTTCCTTGTATCTCATGACGACCATAACCCGTGGAAGTTATCTTTAACATTCCACTTGGGTCATATGTCAATGAGGATTCTACATCTATTGTGGAAGCACCACCGTATGTCAAAAGACCGTTAGCAGTTGAACCGTTATACGAAAGCCCATCTCCCCCTACTGTGCTTCCGGCAACCCAAGATAGTTGACCGCTACCATCAGTCTTGAGTATCTGACCTGCACTACCATCTGCTTGAGGCCACTTCTGCCCATCTAGAACAATATCTCCTGTTCCATTTGGAGTAATAGCAATATGCCCGTTAGCCGCATCAGTTATTTGTATTGTTCCTGAATTTGAACCTGAATTAGTATCTAAAATTAAATC